AAACTTCGCGACGAGTACGGCGAGCCGCAGCGTTTGTACCACGCCACACCAGAAAATTTCAGCGAGTTTAAGGCAGGCGGCGTCAATCCTGCGATCAGTGGGAATGCGATATGGCTCGGCCCGTATGCCGACTACCAACCGGCTTTCCACCGCGTTAGCGGATCGAAAGGCAATCGTTTCCGCGAAGGCACCAATGTGATGCCGCTTTACGCGCGGATGCAAAACCCGCTGGTTGTCGATGACAAAGAGCTGAGAGAGTGGGCGAGTACCTTTTTCGCTGGCGGAAGCCGAGAGTTTCCGCAGCTCATGCCGCAGCATTGGGTGGATAACATCTCCTCGGAAGGTTACGATGGCGTCATGTACACGCCGCCGGAAAAGGTTTACCCTAACGGCGAGACGTCACAAACCCACGAATACGTTGTCTTCGACCCTAAGCAGCTTAAATCAGCCATCGGTAACAGAGGCACATACGACCCTGACGACCCCGACATCAACATGGCGCGCGGTGGTCTCGCCGTGAAGCCGCGTAAATTCGCCGTCAACAAATCAAGGAAGTAAGCCGTGGCCAAATCACCTGCACGCATGCTCATCGAAAAGGGTATTGAAGCTGGCGCGGACTACATCCCCGACGCCTTTGAAGTGCCGCTGCGTAGGGTGTTCAACATGGACACGCCAAGTATAACGGTCACGCCTAGGAAGCGCGCGTCCAAAGCAAAGACGCCTACTAAAACCGCGAAAAAGGCTGCCACACCAAAGGTGCCCGCCTCTCCAAAAACAGAATTTGAACGCCCGTCCGTCTCCCCCATCGCAACACAAGCTGGGGAGCGTGGTCTCCCGCTGCGCGGACAGGCGCAGACCCAAGCACAACACCCAAGCAAGTTTGGGGTTTTCTCTAGTTACAAGACGCCGACCCCCGTTGAAGAAACGGTGGTGGTTGCTGAACCTTACGCTGTGCTGCCGCGTGACCGGATGTTCGATACAAGCCGTTTAGAAGGTGCAAAAATCGTTTCGTTGTACGGCGACAGGGAGCGCGCTGGCGACACCATTCTGCGCGTAAACGACCACCCAACAAACGTAGATACGCAGGGCGGCGCAATGTTCCCTGCGCTCCAAGAAGCACTTGGAAGCGAAGGCGCGTGGGCATCTGAGTACGGCGCGCTTGGGCCGGTCCGCCGCGCTGTCGCGGAAGGGTTGGACGCGGGGCAGCGGGTCTTCGGCGTTACTACGGCGATGGGGCCGGGTGCTCTCAACCAAACTATCGACATGACAGACCTGCTACACCAGATGGCGACTACAAGCCCCATCCGCAAAAGCGATCTTAGCGTGTTCAACAAACGTGCCCGTGACGTTCTGCCCGGTTACGCAGGGTTGCTGCATGACGAGGCGGCGCAGCAACTGCACGGCATGACACAGGGCCAACGGAAAGCCTTCGTAGCGCTGCTCGACAATGCTGGCGCTCTTAATCAAGGGTTCCCTAACGTCCCCGCAGCCCGTTACGCACTAACCGACGAAAACCTGTTGGACGTGCCCGCAGGGACTTCTGGTTATTCGTTTGTCGAGTTTGGCCCAGAGAGCCTTAAATCTCTTGAAGGCGGCATAGACCACAGGTCGTACCCAGACCGTATGTCGGGCACGTATGAAGGGCGTGGGCCTTTGGTTCCGTTCACCACAATGTTCAGCGATTTTGCAAAAAGCCGCCGTGATGCTAACGCTCTTGCGGGGTCTGACTTGCGCGCGTTTGAACTAGGCAAACCCTCACAAAACATGACCCCAGAAGCCTACGATCTTCTTATGAAATATCTTCAGGGGATTGAAGACCCATATTGAGGATGGTTTGAATTTCAATAGCAAAGACTTTGCTCAACGCTTCGGCCCCCGCCTCATCGCCGTGCGTGGCTGCCAGTATGATATCGTGCGCCAAATTGTACGCTCGGTCTTGCGCGTCTTCGATCATGTAGCTGTCTTCGCTCAACGTCCGTCTCCTTTGGCTTCGGCCAGCAACGCGGCGTAGGCTATGTTATCCTCGGCGCTGTCGGCGTGATACTCGCTGCGCGTAAACAGGCGCACGAGCTTGACCTGCTGCATGAACATCCACCCCTCGCTCTCGGTCAGGTCGCGGCCGGTGATGGCGTTAAAAGCCGCCACGACCTTGCCCATCGAACGCTCGCCGTCTGGCTCGTCATAGGTTGCCGATCGGTCGTGCATGTGCGCCGCAGCGCGACCTAACATCTCGGCTGCTTTAGGCTTAGGCAACGCGACCGCCTCGTTGAGCTCTTCATTAACATCTTTAATCGCTTTCATGATTTTTCCTTTTTAGTGCCTCGAGCAGGATCTCTTGGACCGACTTCTTAGACTGCAAGCGCCCAAGGACCATGTTGTCCACCGTGTTGCGTGCCATGATGTAATGCACGAACACAGGACGCTTCAGCCCCGCCTGCGCCTGCCTCATGGGCCCGATGCGCTCGATGATTTGCAAATGCTCTTCTAGGTTCCAGTTGAGCGAGAAGAAGACGAGGATGTTGCCCCCTTCTGCAAGATTGAGGCCGTGTCCCGCCGACGCAGGGTGAGCGAATAGTAACGGCGTCCGTCCGGCGTTCCAATCGCGGATCGTGTCAGACTTAGCGTCCAGAACCCGGCCTTTAGGGTAACGGCTTTGTAGCCGGGCCAAGTCGCTCTTGAAATGGTAGGCCACCAAGACGGGAGCGCCGTTGGCTTCTTCAATGACGCTATCGAGCGCATCCAGTTTAGCATCGTGCACCTCCTCCCAGTTGCCGGCGTCGTCAGTATACACAGCCCCGTTGGCGAGCTGCAAACACTTGATGGTCTTAGCGGCGGCGTTGAAGGCTTCTATACCAGTTTCTTCAAGCTCCGCGAACATGTCATTTTCCATGCTGTCGTAAACTCTGCGCGCCTTCGCAGGCAGGTCGACGCTGATGTAATTGCGCACAGGCTCGTGCACCGGCAGCCCCTCGACCGTAAGGCAGACGTCGCGCAGGCGGTCCTCGATCTCTTTCTGCGCCGATGCCAGGGGCTTGAGGCTATAGCCATCCCAGCCCTTTGCGAACCAGCGGTCGCTAAAGGCGCTAAACGTCTTGCCCAGGCGCTCGCCGCCATCCAAGAACCAGGTCTGGCCCCAGAGATCTTGCAGGCCGTTCGGGTTCGGTGTGCCGGTCAGACCGATGAAGCGACTAACCTTCGTGTGCGCCACGCGTGCCAGGGCGGCCGCGCGCTTGCTGCCTTGGCGCAGCCGGAAGCTCTTCAGGCGTGTGAACTCGTCCGCAACGACCGTCTTGAACGGCCAGTTGGCGCCTAGGGCGGCTTGCAGCCACACCAAGTTGTCGTAGTTCATGGTGTAGATGTCGGCCTCGACGTCAAGCGCCGCCTGACGCTCCTTGACGTTGCCGATGATCGGCGAGACGCGCAGATGCTTGAGATGCTCCCACTTGCCGATCTCATCAGGCCAAGTGGTCTTAGCGACCCGCAGAGGCGCCAGGACGAGCACTGGGTACACGTCCTCGACCATAGACAGGTTGTCCAGGCTCGTCAGCGTCGTGACCGTCTTGCCGCCGCCCATAGGCATCCACAGGGCGCAGCGCGGCTTCTCGTACAGCCACTGCATCGCCGGGCGTTGATAGCTGTGAGGCGTAAAGTCAGCCATCAGCGGATCTCCGACACGATCGTGTCGATGCCCTCGATCGTCGACACGGTATAGACCGGAATGCCGGCGTCCTGCATGCGCGCGACCTCGCGCTCCTGAAGCTTGCTGTAGCGGTCGCCCGGAGCCTTAACCTCGATGAAGGCGACGCGCGGCCACGTCCACCACACAAAGCAGTCTGGGCAGCCCCTACGGCCCTCCCAACGCACCTTGCGGTATTGGCCGCCGCTCTGCTGCACGACCTGCTTGAGGTGCGCCTGTAGCTTGCCTGCGGGCGTCATGCAGGCCTTCTACCGATTGACCAGTTAGCAGATATGCGAACTTCGCTGTTTGGCATGCACCAGATCTCGCCACTGTCGTCCAGGGCAACAACCCAAAGCAGGTCGTGCTCGATGCCGTAGTCGATCACGGCAAAGGCAAGACCCGCCCCCTTGCTTGTCTTCATGGGTATGGTGGTTTGAAGCTGCGTAAACACGGCTCAGTCCTTCTTGTAGCGGTGGGTCTCGAAGCCGGCCGCAGCAAGCGGCAGCCCCCTCGACCAGCTCGGGTTAGCGGACATGAGCGCCGCCAGACCGTCAGGGTTATACGCCGGATCGTCAGGCGTCTCAGTAATCAACTCGTCATGTACATGAAGGCAGACGGCGTACCCAGCCTCTTCAGCCTTGAACATGCCGGAGGCCAGCACGTCACGCGCCACTGCCTGGACGACGTTCTCGACCAGCTTGCCGCCATATGTCTCAATGACCTCCCACTTCTTGGTGTACTGGTTGACGCCCTCATACACGATCGAGCCCTCACTAATGCCCGCATTTGGATAGCAGAGGTAGCGCCCGCTCGGCAGCTTAATGCGCAGCCAGGTGTCGGCGTATGTGACGCCCAGGTCGCGCACGATGTGACGCTTACCTGGTTCCCGGATTGCGTCCTTGACGGCGCTTTCCAGCGCGTACCAGAACCCGACGACGCGCTTGTGCGCTTTGCGCCATGCGTCCACGATGTCGCGCACCTCCCTTTCAGACAGGAACACGCCGTAGAGCGCAGCCATGCTGCTGAACGCCCCGACGCTGCCCTGGTAGCCCAGAGCCAGCTCCTGCACCTTGCCGATCTGCCGCTCGTCCCCCGTGACGTCCTCGGCCTTCTTGTTGAAGGACTTGGCGTAGGCCAGCTTGTACAGGTCAGGCCCTACGCCATAGTCGAACTGCCTAAACGCTTCGGTCTTCCAGTTCTCACCGGCAAGCCAGGCGAGCACGCGCCCTTCGATGTTGGACAAGTCGGAGACGACCAGCTTGCGCCCCTCCGGCGCGACCAGGGCGCCACGCACCGCGCTCGAGCATAGCTCGGCCACGTTGTCGAACAGCAGATCCTCGCAGTCTAGCTTCATGGCGTCGATGCCCATGTCGATCTGCGCCTGCTTGAGCGTCGGCCTGGGCAGGTTCTGAGGCTGGAACAGACGGCCGCCCCAGCGCCCGGTGCGTGATGCGCCGCAGAACTGAAGCGTGCCGCGCAAGCGGCCGTCGGCGCTCGTTGCCTTCAGCAGCACCTTATACTTAGCAGGAGACGTTGCCGAAGCCTGCTGTCTGATCTCTAGCAGCTCCCGCACCTCTGGCGTCAAGGTGCCTTGCAGCAACGTGCTGACGGTGCCCTTCTTGAGGTCCGGCGTCGTGAACGCCAGCGTCTGCTCGAGGTGCTCAAGGAACTTGCCGCGCTGGGTCAGCGAGCCGACCGCGCCGTTGGTTAAAATTCGGGTTCGCTCAGCCAGATTTCGCGAGCTTCTTTGAAAAGCTCGTAGTGCAGCGTCTGCGAGCTCAACATCGACGGCGATACCACGGTCATTAATTTTCTGATCGAGGAGCCACAGAGCGCGTTCACTTCCATGACGGTTCCAGTTTGGGAGCAGTCGGTATACGACGCGCATTGCGTCCACATCGAGGCGGGCGTATTCGATGAAGGCTGCCCACTCTTCGGGATGTGTGTCACGGTTTGCCCTCCTGAGTTTCACGTTCTTTGGCCGAGGCTTTGTGAGCATGTGTATCAGCTTTTTACCCGCTTTGTCTTTAGCTTTATCTTGCGGGACGCCCAAAACGTCACACAGCGCACCCAGCGAGCCGGGCAGGCCATGCGCCAGCGCGATGACCATAGTGTCCTCG